TTCTGATTTGGGATCAAGCGGTTACGAATTAACAGCACAAGACATCCTAAAAGCTGCCGCTACATTGAGAGCACAACGCTTGACAGGTCCATTCTACGCTGTGATTCACCCAGGTTCAGCTTTCAACCTAAAGAAAACTCTAACAGCAACTCTTCCATATTCAACTGCTACTGCTTATATTAATCCAAGCGACATTGGTAACGATGTATTGCGTGGTTTCTATATCGGTACACTAGCTGGTGTTGAGATTTACGAAAGTGCGTTGGTTCCAGTAAGCGGTAATGACGCTACCAATGCTGTGTTTGCTAAAACAGCATTTGGTCACGCTATGCGTGGTTCAATCGATATGAACACATTGTACTTGCCAGCGGCTCGTGCAACTGATGTTGTATTGAAGGCTGTAGCAGGTGCTACAACATTGAACGCCAAGCACGGTGTTGTTATCACTGCTGACATTCGTGTAACCAACTAATAGGGAACTGGGATGGCCTTCATAACTGACAATTCCAGTAATGTTCTCAGCTTTGCTGAGTATCAAGATGTTCTTGATGCTGACCAGCGAGTGTTTGAAAACAACGAAGGCCTCACGGATGACATAGTAGAGGATGCTTTAACCAAGGCTACCCAACGCATATTGACTCAAATCAAATACTCAGACTGGTGGAGAGACTTATATCTTGCTACCACTCTGAGTCCATCATTTGTTAACGCAGATGATGTGCCCGATATTATTCCCAAAAACATTATCGCTAGACAGCAGGACTTTACAGACCTCTGCGTGTTCTATTCACTTTACTATTATCTACTACCAAAAGTGGCAGATTTCAGCAAAGAAGATAATGCCGAAAGGGCCAAGATTGGATTTTATCAAGCCAAGTTTCAATTGTTGTTCACTGAACTGATCAACAATGGTGACTGGTATGATGTCAATGCGGATGGAAACATAGCCAAAACAGAAAAGCGTCCAGGTAATTTTAGACTTCATAGAGTAAGATGAGAAACGCTATCATAAATTATTTGAATCTCAATAAAAGGAGTTTAACTCCTGCTATTGTCGCGGAACACCTTCCGTATTCAATCGATGGTAATCCCATTTATTTTAAGAATAAAAAACATATCTATGTTGATATTGACCAAGTTAACCAAGAAACTGCTATAAATGCATTGGATGGTTCTGGTGCAACTAATGAACATACTAATATCCGTGCGTTCTTAATTACTGATGCAAAACAGCCGATTCCAAATTATGAAACTATTGTACAAATTATAAAAGACGCAAGACTAACATCTGAATTGAATAACCAAGCGGTTATACAACGATTGTGTGATGTCCGAACTCATTTTATGGAAGATGCATTAGTAACAGAGTTTGAGTTTCATTTCGTAAAATTAATACCACTATAAGGAAAAAACATGAGTTATATTAATCCAGGTCCTGGTAGTGCTTCGCAGATTACATTGAAAATCGATGTATCAACAGGCACTACAACACTAGGGGGATCACCTTTAAGCATCCCAGCACTTATGGATATGACTATTAAGAATGCTAACGATGTCCATGTATGGGCACAATTAGATTCTTCAGCCAAACTCCAAGTGCCAACCACTGCAACTAACGAAGTTACAATGAACTTAGTTGTAGATCCAGCAACCTTCTTTGGTACAACTGTAGGTTCGACTCAATCGGACACAGTGGCCGCTCAAGGTATTATGGGCCTTAGCCGTAACAAGGTTAAAATTGCATTCCAAATCAAAGTGCAAGATTTGACCAGTACAACTAATGACTATTTGATCTTGGGTCAAGGTTACATTACCGGTTTGTCACCAACTATCTCTGCTTCAGCACCAGTCTGGGTTACTCCAGTCAATATTGCTGTTGTAGGCGAATATACTGTGACACAAACTGGTGGTACAGTAACTTAATCTGTAATTGACAGAATAAAATAAGGGCTTTTATAGCCCTTATTTTGTTTCTATAATAAATATGAATGAGGAGAAGATTTATGGATGTTTTAGATACAAAAACAGAAAAGGACCTTCTGGATACCTTAATTCCAGAAATAGCCAAAGCGGCCAATGAACTGCGTTGTGCTAAAAAAGATTTAGAAAAAGTTAATGGTAGGATATCATTCCTACTGGTATTAGCAAATGAACTGATTAATAGACAGGAGATTAAAAGATGAAATTATCACAACTTGCGGCAAAACCCCAACTGATTAAATTAGAAATTACCGATGAGGCTATGGTAGCTGAATATGGTAATGGAGAACCTATTGAATTTTGGACTTGGGATCGCCAACCATTACATACATTTATGAAATTAGCCGCTACTCAAGGCGAAGATAATAGCGAAATGATTAATGTTGTTCGAAGATTAATACTTGATGAAAATGGTAAAGAAATTATCAGTGATGAATTAAGTCTTCCAGCTCCTGTTATGATGAAAGCTGTAACATTGATTGTTGGTCGCCTGGGAAAGTAATTGGCGGGGAGTTAAATTGGGATGATAAAGAGGTTATGTTGGCAATTACGCTAGATAACCTTGCCCATAGGTATAATTGCCTTCCAAGTTATGCATTGAATAATGCTACAACTTTAGATTTGTATGTTCTTGATGTTAGTTCTCGTTGGAATAGATATCAAAATGAGCGAGCAAACGGGGAGACAAGTTCAGCTTCCCGCCCATCTGAAGCAGAGATGTTAAAAATGCTTGAACGAGCAAAGAATGACAAATAGGAGCTGGTATGAGTTTTAAATTCGATTTTGATATAGTGCTAATAGATAAAAAATTACAAGGATTAAAACAATTAGTTCCTCAAATTATGCCTCCTACTTTTCAACATTTCCGACAACTTACACCAAAAGATACTGGAAATGCAAGAGCACGAACAACATTGTCTGGTAATATTATTAATGCAAGTTATCCATATGCTAAAGTATTGGATAATGGAAGAACTTTTAGTAATGGAAGAATGCGTGGTAGTAAACAAGCACCATATGGTATGTCCGAACCAACTAAGCAATTTTTTATGAAAAAATTAGCTCAGGCACTTGCACAAAGGATAATGGGAGCAAGATAACATGGCAGATTTAAATTTTACCTTAGGCGGAGATGCCAGTGATCTTAACAAAGCACTTGATGAAGCAAGAGCCCGTCTAGGAGAATTAGGAAAACAAACTATTGGAACACAACAACAGTTCCAACAGATGAGTGGTGCCGCAACTACTGGCATGAAAGGACTTGCACAAGAATCTAAAAAAGCAAAAGATGCTTTTGATGATTTAGATAAAGGTGTCGCTCAATTAAGAAATCAACTGGTAAGTTTATATGCCGCCAAACAATTATTAAATTGGATGGATTGGGCAAATAATATTACTATGACTGCCCGTGCTATTAATTTTACAACAAGTGAATTAGTAGCTTTCCAAGCTGCCACAATGCAAGCAGGTGGAACAGCACAAGCCGCAAGTCGCGGTATTGAAATGTTCTATATGAAACTTGACCAGGCTCGTCAAGGTGGCTTAGAACAACAATATGCATTTGAACGCATTGGTATTAGTCTTAAAGATCTAAAAGACAAAGATGATCCAACCTTATTCAAAGAAACTCTAAAAGCCTTGGCTGCAATGCCACCTAGTGCTGAGCGTAATCGAATTGAAGTTGAATTATTATCAAGAAGTTTCCGCGGTATTCCACTTACCGAAGTTCAAAAACAATTTGAAAAGACCAAAGATACATTTGAAGAATTTGGTCCCGTACTCGATGATGCAGGTGCGGCATATCGTGCATTAATGCAAGATCTTCAGAATTTTAAAATTGCTGTCTTAAGTGTATTTCAACCAATTTTTAAAGCAATGGGTGAAACAACAATCAGTGTTCAAGAATTTCAAAGAATTTTTAAAGATGTTGTTGCTACTATTTCTGCTGTAATTGCATTTAATTTTGCTAGTAAACTTGTTGCTTATGGAACTGCGTTTATTGAAATGGGTATTGCTGTTAAGGCCGCGGCTGTTGCATTAAGAGAATTTAGTATTGCAGAAGCAATTGCGGCCAATGCAACCGGCTTAGGTGCATTGCTTAACCTAGTACTTAAAGTTGTTGCTGGATTAGCTGTGTTCTTTGGTGTTGAAGCCGCAATGAATAAACTCATTGAAGACAGCACCAAAACAAACCAAGCTAGAAATGAAGAAGCTAAAAAAGAAGTTGATTTAAACAACAAACGATCAACAAGTGGACAACAAGTTTATACTCAATATGCCCATATGAATGAGGCAATTAAAGAGCAAACAAGATTGTTCAAAGAAAATATTCAAAGACAAATTGATGATTTAAAAGCCAAAGATTCGACTGCCGGCATGAGTAACGAAGCCAAAGCCAAAATGGATGAAGAAATTAAAGTCCGTGATGAATTTGCTAAAAAGATAGGTGAATTACAAGCCAAATTAAAAGAAGCTCAAGCGGCTCGTCCAGAAACTGAAGCATATTACACTCAAGGTACTTTGAAGAAAGCTATTGCTGATTTAACTGCTTCCCAAAAAGGATATGTAACTGCTGCCGGCGAAGCTGCCGCAATGAAAGCTAAAAATAATGATGCTGACCAAATGGCATTATTATTAAAAGAAGATCAAATTAAAATCCAAAAAGTTCTTGCCGATATTCAAATTAATATTGATGAGATGACAATGTCAAGCGATCAAAAGAAGATTGCCAATGTACAAAAACAAACTAATGAATATATTAAATTGGCAACTGAAAAGCGTCGTGCTCAATTAGGTTCTCAAACAACTGATGATGATTTAAAAGCAGACAAAGTATTGCAAGATACCATTAAAGGTATTAAAGAAAAACAAGAAGCTGTACTTGACGCTACAAGAGCAGAAGTTGAAGCAAGTAGAGATTGGTCAAATGGTTGGAAATTAGCATTTAATCAATATAAACAAGATGCACAAGATGGTGCAAGTACTGCTAAAAAATTATTTGATGATGCAACCAAGGGCATGGAAGATGTTATTGTAAATTTTGCCAAAACAGGTAAATTAAGTTTTGACCAATTATTACAAAGTATAGCAGAAGATATTCTTCGTAGTCAAATTAAACAATTGTTTGCTAATTTATTTTCAGCTGGTGGTATGACTGGTGGTACACAAGGCGGGGTTGGTTTATTTGGAAGTCTGGGTAAATTACTTGGTTTCGCCGATGGCGGTGTTGTTCCAACTAATGGGCCAGTACTTGTTGGCGAACGAGGCCCAGAGATTATAAGCGGTGCCGCTGGTAAAACAGTAACTCCAAATAGTGCAATGGGAACACATGTAACATACAATATCAATGCTGTGGATAGCAGAAGTTTCCAACAATTGGTTGCCCAGGATCCAAGTTTTATCTATGCCGTTACAGTTCGTGGCCAAAATATGATTCCTGGAGGAGGTAGATAATGAGTTTTCAATGGATTATAGACAACGCTGAAGATGTTCAAATCAACAAAAGAGGTATTGTTGCCTCCACTGTAGCTCGCGACCAAACAGTTCGTAGTGTCAGTCGTGGCGGTGTTATTTGGCGTTTTACAGTTACACCAAATTCTGGTACAAGATACAATGATCCTGGCATTAGAAGTTATATTGAAACAATTGATAACTTGGATCGATTGACATCTTTTACAGCTAATTTTAGCCATTTAAATTTATTTCCATATCAAGGCACCGGTGCTCCAACAAGCATCACAGTAACACAAGGTAGTAACCAAGCAACAATAAGCGGTGGTAGCGGAACCAAGTTAAAGAATGGTGATGTGATTCAATGCACTGGACAATCTCGTGTTTATTCAGTATATGGCGATGTTACAGGGACCACAGTGACATTAAATCGTCCATTTATTGAAACAAGTGGTACATATACGCCATTAGTAGGATCTGCTGTGACATTTAAATTGATTTGTACACAAATTCCAGATTATAAAATATTACCAGGTAACATAATTTCTTGGACTGGTCCTTTCATATTTGTTGAGAGTTTGTTATGACCACAGCATTGAATTTAAATTCATATCAAAGTTTACAACAGGCAACATTTATTAGAATGGTGTTTAGTGAAAATGGTACTGAAGTGGTTGTTCGTGTGAGCAATCATAATACACCAGTTACCATTCGTGAAAATGATGGCAACAATTATGTGTATCCTGCTGTGGGTACATTATTGAATGTTACTCAAATGACCAATGAACTCAAATCAAGTCAAGCAGATGTAACTGTTACCCTAAGCGGTATTCCCAATCAATACATGAGTGACATAATTGCCAACCCAATCAAAGCGGCACCAATTGAAATTCGTCGTGCTTTTTTTGATATCAATGGTAACTTGTTGAACATTACTGGCAATCCAATATTGGAATTTGTAGGTGTTGTTAGTAATTTTTCTGTTGATGAAGGCTGGACCAAATATGATAGCCAAAGTGTAACAACCAGCATAGCATTGACCTGTGCCAGCACACTTTCTGTTTTAAACAAGCAAGAATCAGGCCGTAGAACCAATCAAGCGGATCAAACCTATTGGTTTCCCAGTGATAATAGTATGAACCGTGTGGCTCAATTGGCCGAAGCGGTTTGGGATTTTGGCGGAACTACACCTGCATCAACAATTAGTCCCACTACTGGGCAGATGATAAAAGCATAAGGACATAGATATATGGGTTGGTTAGAAGCAATAGGATCAATGTTTTCATGGTTAAGTGGTGGCGGCATTGCGGCTTCATTTGCCAGGGTGGCTGTGGCATTTGGTTTAATGAGATGGTTATCTGGAACTCAACAACAACCCTCCACAGCTACCACAGCTCCAAACAATCGCATCCAAGTTCCACCTGCAACCAGCAATAAAATTCCAGTTGCCTATGGTAAAAGTTATTTTAATGGAACAATCTTTGATGTTCAACTGACCAATAGCAACAAAAGTCTTTATGCTGCCATTGTGTTGTGTGAAACTACAGGCAATTTGTTTTCAACTGGTTCAGCCAGTAGTATTACCATTGATGCCATCTATCTAGACAATAAACTTATTACATTCAAAAGCGATGGAACAACAGTTGATTATGTAACTGATGACACTGGTGTTCAAGACACCAATCCCAGCGGTTTGATGAGTATTGCTTTGTATCAAGGTTCCAGCAACAATCCAATGTTGCCTTGCCAAGCAAATACCACAACACCAATCAGTGGAACAGTACCATCAGCGGCTTATAATGTTATGCCTGGTTGGAACAATACCTATACTGCAAGCAATCTTGTATTTGCCATTGTTAAATTGAATTATGACCAAAGCAAAGGTCAGCACAGTATTCCCAATCTTAAATTTCATGTTTGCAATACTATGACCAAACCCGGTGATGTGTTGTATGATTACATGACCAATGGATTGTATGGTGCCAATATAGATAGCGGTTTAATTAACAGTGCTAGTATAACTGCTTTGAATAGTTACAGTAGTGAAAGTGTAACTTATAGTCCATATCCAGCACAGCCTCGTTACACAATCAATGGTATTGTTAATACCAGCCAAAAAGTATTGAATAATATGGATATCATTGCGGCCGCGGCTGCCAGTTATATTACCTATGATATCTCAAGCGGACAATGGGCTGTATTGATACAACGAGTTATCAGCCAATCATTCTCATTCAATGACAGCAACATACTTGGTCAAATCAATGCCACAGGCACAGCACTGGACAGTTATTACAACAGTGTCGAAATGCAATTTCCATATGCTTACTTGCGTGATCAAGCCAATTTTGTTCGTGTGGATCTGCCCAGTGCTGATTTGGATTTTAATGAACCTGTCAATATTCTTAAAATTCAAAATGACTTGATTAACAATGTGGTACAGGCCACAATCATTTCCAATATACAACTAAGACAAAGCAGAGAAGATCTTGTTGTTGTATTCAAAACCGATTTTTCCAGTTATAACCTACAAGTGGGTGATGTTATTGGTATTACCAATTCAACTTATGGATTTAGCAATCGCCAATTCCGCGTGATCAAGTTGATCAAAGTGGAAAGTGATGCCGGTGAACTCACAATCGAAGTTACTGGATTAAGTTATAATCCAAGTGTTTATACTGTTGATAATATTAGCCAGTTTATTCCATTATTAGGTGCTGGCCATAGTATACCTGCCCTGAGTGCAATTGGTACTCCAATCAAACCCACTGTGACCAGTAGTACAATTAGTAGTCAACCCAGCATTACCATTACTGCCACAATACCAAGTGGTGTTGTTACTGATATGGAATTTTGGGCATCAAGTGATGGAACCAATTATGTGTTTCAAGGCACCATGCGTAATCCCAATAGTGGACCATTTACCACAGGCACCACAACCAGTTTCAAAACCATAGAATTACAAACAGCCACTTGGTATTTCAAAGTTCGTGCGGCCAATGTGCAAGGCACCAGTGCGTTTAGTCCAGCCAGCGATGGATTAGCTTATACCTATACTCAAGCACCTGATATTCTTCCTTATACAACACCAATAACCAACAGTCCTGGTGGTGGTTTGGGTACCGCTGGAAATTTGGCCTTAGGTGCATTGGCATTTTATGTTGCTGGTAAATTGGATTGGGGCGGAATCTTTAGTACTGCTACCGATGAACTGGCCAGTATTTTTGGTATTAGTCCTGACACTGTGGCCAGCATCAAAAGTAGTGTATCTAGCCAAGTTACTGGTGGTATTAGTACTGATCCAGGATCTGGAATTATTGTTAGTGGATCTGGAAAAGTCAGTTTAGATCCCACAGTGGTTTCAGCATTATCAACCACACCATGTAGTTTAACAATTACACCATTTTATCCAGCTGACAGAAGTACTCATGAAAATCCCGAAAGAAATACCAGCGGTGATAGAGCAACACATACTGGGCCTTATTCAATTACATGTACTCCAAGTCCTGGTACAGCATTAACTGCCGGAACAGGAAGTATTAAACTTTATAAAAGCAATGGAACACTGGTACAAACAGTGGCTGCAAGTGCAATGACCATATCTGGATACGGTGCTACTATTCCATTTAATGATAGAGAAATTGGTGTTGATTATTATATCACTTTGGATAAAAATGTGTTGACAGATGGCACTTGCAAAAGCGATGCCATTTTAGATCCATACAGTTGGAATTTTCACACAGCTGATCCACAAGATGCCATAGCACCTCATACATATCCACAAACATCAGTTAGACAACCAGTTTGTCCTCCAGTTAAATTCTTAAAATTAAAAACCTATTTGTTTTCATATTATAAACTGGCAACAGCAACAAGTCCACTATATACTGGACAAGTAAAACAAACCAATGATAATACAAAAGTCGATCCAGAATCCAATATAGGTTTAGAATTTAATCAGACTATACTGTTACAAACAACTGGAACTATAACTATTAATAGTAGTTCAGGTGTATTTCAAACTTTTAACCTTAGCCAAACATTTGATACTAATAAAATAGGTGAATTATTTTGGATAGAAGGTGATACACTTTGGTTAAACCCAACAAAAGATATGATTGCCGGCACAACTTATTGGGTCACAATGACCAGTAATTGTGTGAGAAATAAATGCAATACAGGCGGCAATACACAAATAGCAGATTCAACAACAGCAACATGGACAATAGACAATGGCACAATATTTAACGGTTAATAATTCTACAACAACTAATGGGATTGGATTCAATTGCGATAGACTTGTTTCGCAAATTAATCCTTCCGGTACTATTACCATTTATGATAACAATGGTAACCAACTTAAAATCATTTATGGTAGTGATCCTGAAATATCAGTCAAGGAAGGATAATTTATGCCAATTTATGTTTTTAAATCAAATATCAGTTCTCCAACATCAACTTTAACATGTAATGCCAACTTGACTGGATCTATTATAACTCCAGCCAATGAAGATGGAACAACTCCTGTTGTATTAACGGCTATTTCAACAATGAATGTTGAAAGAACCAGTTATATTAATATATTTTTATCATCATTGGGAATTAATTTTCAACCAAATACCACATATTCATTTGTTGTCAGTGCTGGATTTTTAACAGATTTAGGTGGTGGTACCAATCAACAACAAACTTTATTATTACAAACTCCATCAGTTGGATCTCAATATCAAAGCATCACTGTGGATAATAACTCAAATATAACTATTACATTTGATAAGAAAATTTATACAAATACTGGAAGTATCAGTATATATTCTGCAGGAGGCACATTGATTGGAACTACCAATCGTGTTGCATCAACCACTGGAACATCAGTCACATACAAAGCCGCAGGATTATTAAGTGCCAATACCAGCTATTATATAACAGCTCCTTCTGGTATTGTTGTTGATGATTTTTTCTTATCTAATATAGCAATTTCATCTAATACTGCAACAATTACAACCAGTAATGAACCGCAATTTCATGGATTGATTGCAAATTTGCAATCAAATGCATCAATAGCCATTGTTGCTTTGCAATATCATGGACTGGTCAATATCGTGGTACAATCATCTATGACTATTATCCCAAGAAAACGACATTCAACTGCTGTGGCAAGATTAACATCAACAAGTTCTGTTACTGCTCAAAATAATAATTTAAGTTTCCAAGTTATTATTCCAACAAACAATTATTCTTGTACATTTGCAATAGCAGGAACTAATCCCGCCTGGACTGTTAATTGGGGAGATTCATATTTTAGTACAGGTACTACCATTGGTGGTACTACCACATTTAATCATACCTATACTACTGCAGGATATTATAATATCATTGTTAATGGTCCTGGAAATTCAATACAAAGAGTAGATTGGCCAGTTAATAGTGGACTTAGTCAATATGATTATGGATATGGTTTAGTAACCAAAGTGTATGATTGGGGAATTTGGAATTCTAATAATTTTGGTGTTAAATTGGGTTGTAATGCTCAATTGACCAATGTACCCGACTATCTTCCAAATTCAACCCAACCAGATTACGGTTTATATTACAGTAATACTATTAGTTTACTTGGAGGTTGTCGGAGTCTTAATGATCCCAATGTAAAACAATGGTTCAGTCGAAGCGGCACTATTGTAAAAGGAACACCAACATTTGTAGGTACTAGTAAATTTGGAACTTATAGTTTATCAGGTGGAACTTTAACAACAGATACTATGAATTTTGGCACAGTATCAAGTAATATTAATCGTTGGTCTGTTGAATTTTGGTTTTATTCAAATGCCACAACTGGATATCAAGATCTCATAACAATCGGACAGTACACATCAATTATATCATTTAATGCAGGAAAAATTAATGGATATAATGTAAATTATCATGCATGGAATCATATTGTATTTGCTGTTGATGGTGCTCATAGCACATATTATGGATTATATATCAATGGTACTAGGGTATATTATGCAAATTCAACTCCGGGATACGGAATTACTAATTTGACAATTACCCCAGGTAATGTTGGATATATTGATGAATTAAGAGTTTCGGATATTAACAGGTATGGTATTGTAAGTATTTCATCAACATTGACTGTTCCTACAACTACATTTACTTCAGATAAAAACACAATGTTATTATTACATCTTGATAATACCATATCTGATAGTTCGACTTATGGCGTTACAACAGGTGCTGATTTTTATGGACTTATGTATCTTTGCTCATCATTTAATCAAGACTTGAGTGGTTGGAATGTTCAAAATGTTCTTTATCATACTGATTTTGACACCGGTGCTACCAGTTGGACCTTGCCAAGACCAAGTTTTCCATCATAATGAATCAATTAACTGAATTTATTAAAAATCTTGTTGATAATCCACAAGCCAAAGCTAGATTTGAAATTTGTATTCAATGTCCAAAGTTCAATATGAAAACAGACCAATGCGGTGTTTGTGGATGCCTAATGACTGTTAAAACATTCATTCCTATTTTTCATTGCCCGGAAAAAAAGTGGTAAAAAAAGACCCGCTTATAGCGAGTCTTTGAAAAAGGTGTTAGGGAGAAATTCAGAGAAATAAGGGTAATGGCTGTAACCCTGGAGAATTTATCGTTATGCCAACGATGTCAGAACCTTGTATCACAGGACGAGATACAATTCTCCCTAACACACTTATTTATTCCGCTCAGTGAAATATGCATAGAAAATAGATTGAATTCTATATGCTCCTTTGATTAATGTTATGCCATCTGGATGAACAAATGCACTACAATTTCTACAATGAGTACGCCAATGTTTTTCTGGAGTTAAAACCAAACGCCGTTCAACTATTTGATCAGTGACAATTTCTCCACAACCAAGATCACACAATCTATTGACAGGTTTTAATTTTGTAATTTCCATTGGCAATGTTTTATTTTCATCTGCTGAAGTTTCAATCACTTCTATAATTTCTTCTTCGCCAAATTCATTTTCAATTATTTGTTTCACTCGCTTGGGTTTGGCCCATTTCTTTTTCTTATCGATAATGGCCACCGATTCAATAAACTGTTTTATATCTTGATTTTTCATCCAGTATTTAATGACCCAAAACTTTTATCAAGTTTTTCTTGGGTTTTCTTGGGTTTTTTTGTGTTATCACTAAATAGTAATGTGATCAGAAAGATCAACACTAAATTCATAACCCTTAAGGAGACATTATGTCAGCCGCATCAACATATTTAGAAGCCAAGGTACTAAACCATGTACTTACAGCAACAGCATACACACAACCTGGCACACGCTATGTGGCCTTGTTCAACAACACAAGTGGTAACGCATTAGCCAACCTACAAAACGGAACATTAACAGACGAAGTTTCAACTTCAGGTACTGCTTATGCTCGTCAAACGGTAACATTCGCTGCCGCCGCAACTACTGGTAGTGGTCTAACAGCCGTAACTACAAGTGCTACCAACGCAACTGTTACATTCCCAACAGCAACAGCTAGCTTTGGTTCAATCACTCATGTGGCCGTAATGGACGCATCAACAGCTGGTAATGTGCTGTTCTTCGGTGCTGTAACAACTGCCAAGCAAATTGACACAGGTGATACATTCCAGATTACCAGTGGCAACTTGACTGTAGCCCTAGCTTAATCTTTTAAGCCAACACCTGCTAGGGGCATTGCCCCTTTCAGGCTGAGTACACCAGTATTCTAGACTTGGACTCCTAGAGTATTGTAGAAAACAATAATAAGTGGAGCAAGTCACAATGACAAAACCAGTAATCGTCACTAGGTCAGGTAAAGGAAGTGCCCTAACTTGGACAGAAGGTGATACTAATCTAACAAATTTGCGTGATGCTACTATCAGCGTCACGGACGGAACAAATACCAAAGCCTTGAATTTGAATGACACACTGACATTCACAGCAGGTACCAATGTGACTTTAAGTGTGAATGCCACAACTGGTGCTGTTACAATCAATGCCACTCAACCCACCAGTGTGGCCACACTCACAACAGCAAGATCAATACACGGTGGTTCATTTAATGGATCAGCTGATGTAACAAACATCATTGCTTCAACATATGGTGGTACTGGTAATGGATTTACCAAGTTCACAGGCCCAACCACAGCAGAAAGAACATTTACATTGCCAGATGCCAGTAGCACAATATTGGTAAGTGGTGGTGCATTGGGCACACCCAGTTCAGGAACAGTTACCAACTTGACTGGCACAGCATCAATCAATATTAATGGAACTGTTGGAGCAACAACAGCCGCCGCTGGAACATTTACATCATTAACAGCTACTGGCACAACCACATTGGCAACTGGACTTAGCGGGTTATTAAAAGCCGCAAGTGGTGTAGTGTCAGCGGCAATAGCAGGCACTGATTATGTGTCAGTTGGCGGTGCATTAGGCACTCCGTCAAGTGGCACAGTTACCAATTTAACAGGAACTGCCAGCATTAACATTAACGGAACTGTTGGAGCGACAACACCAACAACAGGAAGTTTTACTACAATTACAGCATCTGGTCGCACAACAATTAAAGATCTAACTGAAACCATTGCTACGGTAACCTATGCGGCAACTATCACGCCAGATGTGGCCAACGGTACAGTTCAAAAAGTAACTCTCACAGGTAATGTGACATTCTCAGCATTTGCCAATCCGGTTACAGGACAAAGTTTGACATTGATTATCACGCAAGATGCTACTGGTTCAAGACTTCTTACATCAACTATGAAATTTAGTGGTGCGTCAAAGACCCTATCAACTGCGGCAAACTCAGTTGATATCATAACTGTGTTTTATGATGGCACAAATTATTATGCTTCATTAGCCAAAGGATTTGCGTAATGACATTTGGAGCATTTCGTCTTAATACCTTAGCGGCGGCTTTACAATCTGCAACTCCACCCGTGGCTACTGGTGGAACTATAAGTTATAATTTAACTGGCGGTATCCTTTATAAAATTCATACTTTAACCTCAGGTACATTTGTAGTTACTGCAGGCGGAACTGCTCAAGCATTGGTTATAGGTGGCGGTGGTGCCGGAGGTTCAGGATCCACATTCGGTTCAGTGAATATATCAGGCGGAGGAGGTGGTGCTGGACAAGTTGTTCAATTAACAACCCTTGCATTAACACCACAAACATATTCATTTACATATGGAACCGGAGGTACTGGTGCCGCTTTTAATCGTGGCGGAACTGGTGTTTCTACTGTGGCATTTGGTAATACTGCTGTGGGAGGAGGTGGAGGTGGAGGTGGAGCTACCGGTACAGCAACTGTAAGCACCGGAACAAATGGTGGTAACGCCGGTGGCGGTGGTGGAGCCGCATTATCTGCTAGTAGTTCAGTTTCTGCTCCCGGTACGGGAACTCAAGCAGGAGGAACTGCTTTTGCCAACGGCTCAGTATATTTTGGTGGTGGTGGTGGTGGTGCTGTTGGTGGTGGTGCTAATGCTACAAGTTTAGGTGGCGGTGTTGGTGGTACTGGTTTAACTTGGACTCCTTCAGCACAAGTTTATGCCAGTGGTGGTGATGGAAATGCTTTAAGCACTACATCCGCGTCCATAGGTGGCGGTGGTGCTGGTGCCCGTAATAATAATGTGGCTGGAAGTGCGGGTCAAGCAGGTGGTATTATTATTGCTTATTCACCAGCACCAACAGTAAGTTATCCAACAGTATCAGGTGGCACACAAACAATTTATTTTGATGGGACTTATTATTACAATGTACACACATTCACCACAACAGGTTCAAACAATTTAGTTGTATCCAGTAGTGGCTCTGTAGATATTTTAATAGTCGGTGGCGGTGGTGCTGGCGGTGGTGCATCAACTACTCCTGGAGCCGGTGGCGGCGGTGGAGCCGGTGCTGTTGTTTATCAAACTGGTGTTAGTATTACTGCTCAAACATATACATTAACTGTAGGTGCTGGAGGAGGAGGAACTAGTGGTGGTAATGGTAATTCTGGAACAGCATCAACTGGTTTAGGTTATACTGCCAACGGTGGTGGAGCAGGTACTATCGTTTTTACCGCCACAAACGGTGGTGGAGCAGGTACTCAGCAGAGTACCCCAACAGGTAACACAGCAACAATTGGTACTTATGCTTATAAAGGTGGTAACGCTTTTGGATCTTCTACCACAGCATCAAGAGCTGGTGGTGGTGGTGCTGGAGCAGGTGGTGCTGGAACAGATGCCGCAGATGCTACAGGTGGAAATGGTGGTATAGGTGTTCAAAATAATATTGATGGTAATAATCTTTATTATGCCAATGGCGGTGGTGGTTCAGGAACAACAGCAGGACAAATTTATAATTCGAGTGGAACATTAGCCAGTTCTTCTAGTAATGGTGCTGGTAGGAGTACTAATGGAAATGGTAATAATAATACCAATCAATATGGTGGTGGTGGTGGTGGAGCAAGAAATACAACATCATCAGCATTTGTTGGTGGTAATGGTAATCAAGGTATTATTATAGTAAGATATAGGATAGCATAATGGCAACACAAGATCTTTATTATTTTGACGACGGTTACTTTACACCCGGTCTAGGCTATTTTGTTTACACAGCTGATGCGGCCAGTAGTTTGGCCAGTACCAGTACAGTTACTGAAACTACCACAAGAATTCGTACAGCATCGGTGGCCATGACTACAACCAGTAGCACGGTTACCACACCAAGTAGAACAAGAAATGGTAATGCCAGTTTAACCAGCTCGTTCACACAATCAGCGTATGGCAAAGAAATTCGTGAAATCATTTGTCACGCATTTGTCACAGGTTCAATGGCCATTGCTGTTAGTCGCATTAGAAGTGTCAACACAGCTTTAAGTACCACAACCAGCATTGTGGCCACAGGTTCACGAAGTAGATTATATTCCAGTGCTCAAGCCAGTACTACCAGCATCATTGCGGTTGATTATCGTATTCGTTCATATCAAGCCGCGACATCTGCGGCTTTTTCATTGACTGAAGATCAAACAAGATTGAGAAATTTTGATAGTACCATATCAAGTACTTTTAATCAAACTGTTAATTTTGATCATTTAATTAGATTTTCAGCCAACTTATTCAGTACTTCTAGCATAACTGCTAGTGCGATTAGTTATAGAGCTATTGTCAATGCTACAGCCACATTATCTAGTCAATCCACTATTACTGCCACAGTTGGCTTATTACAATCGGCATCAGCTAATTTAACCGATCAATTCTCAACCACTCTTGTATGTACAGCCACAAAGAATGATGAAATAAATCTAAATGTTTCAACTGCTATTACCACAAGTGGAGATAGATTCCGTTCAACCACAGTAGCATTAACTGTTAATTCAACATTAACGGCTGTTGGTTACAAGATTGAATCTGCCACTGCCAATTTATCTAGTAGTTCAACATTAACTCAAGATCAAATTAGGCTTCGCAATGTCAGTGCCAATTTGTCCAGTACAAGTGCCTTAACAGCCATTGATTACAAGATTGTTCAATTCAATGCGGCACTATCTAATCAGTTTAATACAATCATTATCTGTCGTGCTACAAAGAATGATGAAATACATCTATCCAGTTCAAGTTCATTAACTGAAACAATCAATGTAACAAGAACAACACCAGTTGCCTTAACCAGTACAAGTGCCTTAACAGCCGTTGATTACAAGATTGTTCAGTTCTCAGCCGCATTGACTGATCAATTCTCAACTACATTTGTTTGCCGTGCCACAAAGAATGATCAAGTCGATTTATATTCCACTAGCTCATTAACTGAAACAATTCTCCGTGTTCGCAATACCAGTGCCACATTGGTTGTGACCAGTTCGATAACTGTCGTTGCGGTCAAAACTGTTGATATTGTTAAAACTTTACAAGCCACCACAACACAGTCTAGTATTGGTAAAAAGACCACAGGTTATTCCAGTAACCTTACCAGTTCATTTACACAAACCCAAAGTTATACGAGAATAAGATCTGGAGCCAGTGCTGAATATGCCTTGTTTACTATTGGTGTTGTTTGCTTTGCCAACAAGAACGGCTTTGACGCAATGGTTGCTCGTTCAACTATTAGTATTACTGGCAATCGTGTTGCTGATATTACTAGACAGTTATCCAGTACCTTTATTCAAACTAGCAATACATTAAGATATCGTTCAACACCGGTAGGATTATCTAGCCAATCAACTGTTACTGCTATTGGAACTAAACCAACTGTGTTCTGGTTTAATTCAACTACTTCTTCTGGGCAATCAGTAGTTGATAGTGTTGGTAATGTTTATGTATTATCAGGTTTTTCAAATACCGTTATAAAATATAACAAATATGGTGTTGTTCAGTGGAGCAAATCATTTTTTACCAGCACCACTGGTGTATATTTTAATGATATTGCTATAGATGCTAGTGATAATATCTTTTTAGTTGATAGGACTCCTAGTATTACATCTATTAGCACTGGAGGTAGTGTTAATTGGCAAAAAGAATTTAGTTCTACCATAGGTGTCAGTGGTACTTCACAAACTAGAACAGTTGCTGTTGGTACAGGTACATATGCTGGTGTTTATATTAATATGACCACTAATTATAATGCTGGAGCAGGCCAAACGGCCGAGGCAAATATAGTTTCATATACATCAGCTGGAGCTGGCATTACCAGTTATTCATTACTTAGAAATAATGCAACAAAATATTTTCCAGATATATTTGTAAATGGCACTGGCATATATGCCATAAATGCATTTTATTCGGGCCCCAAATATGGATTTATGGTTATCCAATCTGGAGCCATAACCACACAGAAATATTTTACCACAACTAATTTTATATTAACCAATATTGTTGCTGATTCAAGTGGTAATTATTTTATTGGTGGTTATGATACAAATACCAATACTGTTTTCTTACAAAAATACAATTCATCTGGCACTGCTGTTTGGGCCACCAATCTGACTGGAATTTTGGGTAATGGCACTATATTATATGACCTCAAAATTGATTCAAATAATCAAGTGTATATGTTATGCCGACTATCCACTAATAGTTCCATAATAAAATTTAATACAAATGGAACAGCGGCTTGGAATAAATTATTACCAGCACCTCTTTATTATCTAACAATTAAAAACACAATATTATACATTTCTTCAAATGTTTATACTGTTACCATGTCCGATCAAGGTGAAAATATAACCTATGATAATGGATACCAAATAACAGATGATACCACAACAACCATTGCAAGTGCCAGTAATATTACTGTTATTAACAATACTGATAGTTTTAATTCTGGTAGTTTTACTGTTAATACCAATCCCAATTATTCAGGTATAACTGATAATACTTTATCTACTAGTGTTTCGTATGCTCCTTATATTGTATATCAAGCCAGTGCCAATTTAACCGCAAGAAGTACATTTACCAATATTATTGGCAAGCGTAGTCCTGCTATTGCTAGTTTAACCAGTTCAAGTAGTTTATTTGCTGTAGCTATTAAAATAAACCGAGGAAAAGTTGCACTAAATTCTAATTTTAGTTTAACTGAAATAACCACTAGAATTCGTTCAGGTGCAAGTAGTGTTTCCAGTACCACAACACAAATTACTTTAGGCGGTAAATTACAAGTTGCCAGTGCTCAACTGGTTGCTAGATCAAATCAAACTGCTGTTGTTGCTAGAACAACTGTGGCCAGTGCTCAATTAACCAGTACAAGTTCAATTACCCAAACAACAACAAGAGTTCGTTCAAGTGCAATTAATTTAACTGCAACATCAACTCAAACTACAACATCAACCAATGTTAAAAGAGCAACAATTAATCTTAATTGTCAAACGGTTGTTAGTGCTAATGCTTCCAGTGTTAAAACTATTAGTTTGACTTTATTGGCTTTGGCCAGCGAAGTAGTTGTTGCGGCAAAAAGCTCTGCAGATGTTGCTAATTTATCAGTCTCAAGTACTCTGGTAGCGACACCGGTTAAAATAGGTAGAATTAGTCAAACAGTAAATTCAACCTCAAGTTTAACTGAAGTTACCAAGAGAACACGCGGTGTTACAGCCCTTTTACAAGCAAATAGCAACTGTTCCATCACTGGTACAAGAATCCGTGTAATTTCAAGTTCTGTTGCATCTACCAGCTCGTTAACTGAAACAACCAACCGAATAAGAAGCACCACAAGCAACTTGTCAGTGACAAGTTCAGTAACTGTTACCAGTTACAAGTATATTCAATTCCTAGCCAATCTTTCTGCGACCACACAGTTAACAGCTAGAGATTATAGAATTGAACAAGCCAGTGCTAGATTAACTGCAACATCTACCATTACTGCCATAGCAAGTCGTAGAGTATTGTCGGCAAGCAATCTAAATTCTGCCAGTTCTTTAACATCAACTATTAAGAGAACTCGTAGTACCAGTGTACATATTCAAGCATTGTCCAGCGAATTAGTAGTTGGACAAGATGTTAGAGTTGCACAGGCTAATCTATATGTTACCAGTTCATTAACAGCCAAAGGTGGCATAGTTGGACAAGAACAGGCCAACCTACGCTGTACAAGTTCTATCTCCATAACAGGTCAAAGACTAAGACGCAATTCTAGCCAATTGGTTAGTACAGCCAGGTTGCAAACCAATGCTGGCAAACGAGTACAAGCTCAAGCTAGATTAACAGCCCTGAGCTTTGAATTGATAGCTGTTACCAAAATACATTTGGATCCGCTATTAACTTGGACCATATCAGCAGATCAAACCAATTGGTCCATTGAAGCTGATACAGCAAATTGGACCATTGAACTGGATCGATCTGTTTACTCAATCGAAGCAGAAATAGATTCTTATACTATAGAATCTGACGAAAGAACATACATATTATAAGGAGTCTGAAATGACCGGATTTTATATTCAAAACGAACAACTATACATTGACAAGGATACTTCAAGTCAATTGACCTATACACTAGATTGGAGCCAATGGCTGGCAACGGGTGATACCATTGCATCGGCCAGCCAAACTGTACAAGCCCGTGCCAATGACCCCACACCCTTGGTCAAAGTTACCAGTGGCGTTAGTAGTGGCACCAAAACTTTTATTCAATTGAGTGGTGGACAACAGGACAAGACCTATACTGTGTTTGTTACTGTGACCACAGCCAATGGTCTGATTGAACGCAGAAATTTCAAAGTAAGAACAATAAGCCGTAGTGCTTAACGGTGTCAACGGACCGCGAGGGTAGGCTGAATTAGTATGTTTTGTCCGTTTCCATACTAGGCATCAACGCATTGGCAGACGAGCGGCTACCCCCTCACTTTTAGCCACATTTCCACCCTAATATTTGAGTTTTTACTAAATACATTATAGAGAACAACATTCAGGCAAACATGGCTCAACAAATGGCACACACATCTAGGCTCATATAACGGGGTTAAAACAGGACCCACCCGATATACATTATTCAATTCCCAGCTGATGGCAGACTCACTGTCTAGGCTAATGCGGTTACCTACAAATATGGGTTAACTGAAAAGGTTGTGAATTAGACGCAGGGATCTAATTGAATAATGTTAGGCACAGACAGCCAAGGGTATAAACATGATAAACGATGGTCTGTGAGGATTTCTCAAATCCAAAAAAACTGCTGTTGCTAGTCATGACTTGAAAATGGTAGAGAATATAAAAGAATCATTCATAGTCAAACGCTTTGCGTTTGCCTATTCCGTTAAAGCACTTCGTGCCCAATTGGCACTCGACGCTTTAACATCAATTTTATAAAACAAAACAAATAAATGAAAATGAGTTGATGCCAAAGGCAGAAACGAAGTTTCATTTATTGGACTAACGAAGTTGGTCCTTGAGTAACCAAATAGATAGACATATCTACTAAATCTCTGTTATCATATAATCAAGGAGAAAGAAAAATGGCAATAACTCGATTGAACACGCACGATACCCATCCCACGAGCATACATCTCTGCTCACAACCCAGTAAGCATTATGCCGCCCTGAGATGTGTCACTTGCAATAAACACATACAATGGCTCAGTAAGCAAGCTGTTGAATTGTTACAAGCCAATGAAACTTGAATATGCCCGTTTGGATCTCATGCGTGTGATTGAGCACGGAGCGGAACTCAATTGGCTTCATTCAGCACCAGATTGCGAATATAGAGAAGATTACCAGTGTTTCTTTGTATTGAAGGGTAGCAGAACTTACACCTTGGTGATTTTAAAGTATGGAGATTGCTTTGAATAAAGAACTATTAACAATTATGGAACAGGTGTATGCCAATTACACCGGCCAAGAAGTGGCCCAATGTATTGCTCACATACGCATTAGACTCAATAGACAACGGGAACGCCAGCAATTGGAACAGGACATTGCCACACTAAAATTGCGTTTAAGTCAGCATGAAGATGAAGTGGATCCCTGCGGTTACGAAGATTAGTCATTTCTATACCATATTTACAACTCTTTAATAAATATATTATAGAGGAGAATAATATGAGAGAAAGAGGCAAGCATATTCCAGGTGCTGGCGGCATTGGTCCAAGACCCTATATGTGGCGTTGTGGTCCAGATGAATACAAGCATCAAATGTATACCCCGTGGCAAATGGCCAAAGCACAAGCAGATTTTAGAGGCGAACCCTGGGCATTTGAATTCGAAGATTACTACAACATGTGGAATGGATTCTGGCATTTGAGAGGCCGCCACAGTGAAAATCTATGCATGACACGCAAGGATTGGGATGGTGCATGGACTAATGACAATGTTCAATTGGTAACTCGTAAAGAACATTGCCAAAGACAAGCCGCTAATACCCGGGCCAAATGGGCCGCCGCAGGTGTCAAACGCAAGTACAACAAAAAGGTGAAAGCCGATGCCAGCTAAAAGGATCTTGTATAGAGACCTTTTAAAGATGCCCCCAAGAGAAGGCCTCACTTATTCAACTACCTATGTTCAACAGACTCGACAGCAAAGAGCTGAATTATGCTCTCATATAAAATCGTGTGTTGAAGAACTGGCTCGTGCTATAGAAGGTGACAAAGTTTGGGAACACTTAGCACAACAACGATTACGAGGCTTTAATCGTTCACGAACCATATATACTATTATCAGTGACATACTAACAGAAGCAGGTGGCAAGAAGAAAGATGGATCATTAAAAGATTTTGCCAAGGCACCTATTGATCGTTGGAATAGACTGTTTTATGATACTGATTATGAAATTATCCTGGAGCCAGATTATGATGCACATTAATATTGATCCCTATGACATGCTGATACAGCACAATGTTAGACTGAATCTCGTGGAAACCACGCTGAAAGATACTCAACACCAACTGTTGGATGCCACTAGATTGATTCGAGAACAAAATGCTCTTTTAAAACAACTACAACAAAACGAACAAGTATTGAGTGAAGCCATAGGTCATTTGTTGTTGAAAGTGCCTAAATAATGCCTTATTTTGCTAGGACGACTTAAATACAATATGGCCACAATAGACAGCGGGGGCATCGTAGCAACCCCACCAAATCCTCAAAACATCTGTACACATGAGCACGACTGTTCATGTGAAATTGCCGCTGAAGCACCTGTACAAGAATACAGTGCCAAGTGGGAATACAAAGCACGCCAACAGCCCCGATGGGGCACAGTTACCAGGGACGGCTTGGTTGTTGGGAGAGGTGCGAACCGCAAGGTTGTACCTCCTGATGAAGTAAGGAAGCTGGCCGCTATGGGCTGTACTCTAGAAGAGATGGCAGATTGGTTTCAAGTCAAGCCAGATACCTTAAAATACAACTTTGCGGATTATATTGCAAAAGGCCGTGCGGAACTTAAGAGACGATTAAGGGCGGCACAACTCAAAGTTGCCATGGGCGGCAATGCCACCATGCTGATTTGGCTGGGCAAAAACATCTTGGGACAAAGCGATGCTCCCCAGGATTCAGCCGCAAATCAACCTTTACCATGGAGCGATAACGACCTATAATGGCCTCAATACCTGAACGCATTGCTGTAGTAGAAACAAAAGTAGACAATCTCAAAGAAGGTATTGATGACCTTAAACATTGTCTCGACGATAGTCATAACAAAATGATGAAACAGTTGGATGGCTATCGTGAAGAAAATGCCCGAGACCATGCCAAAGTCATGAAGATGTTGGATGAACTGATGCTGTTTAAAAATAAAGGCATGTGGATAGGTGGTGCTATTTTAACCATAATGAGTTTGGTATTTGGTCATCTTGAAACCATAATCCGACTATTCCATTAATGGCTTTAAGTGTTCCACAACAAACAATTGCCAATGATACTCACCGTTTTAAGGTAGTAGTAGCTGGAAGACGCTTCGGCAAAACACACCTGGCCATTCGTGAGCTTTGCTATTATGCTCGCATACCTGAACAAGAAGTGTGGTATGTTGCACCCACATACAAACAGGCCAAGATGATTGTTTGGCGTAAACTCAAACAAAAACTCAATGATTTAAAATGGGTTCGCAAGGCCAATGAAAGCGAACTCAGCATCTTGCTCAAGAATGGATCAACTATTGCTCTCAAAGGTGCGGACAATGAAGACAGCCTGCGTGGTGTTGGTCTAGACTATCTCATTATGGATGAGTTTGCCGATGTGGATCCTGAGGCATTCTTTGAAGTTCTGCGTCCTACCTTGGCAGATCGTGAAGGTAAGGCCATGTTCATTGGCACACCCAAAGGCATTGCCAACTGGGCCTATAACTTGTATCAAATGGAGCAGGAGTTTCCGGATGCTTGGAAGTCATTTAGTTACACAACTATTGAAGGCGGTAATGTCACTAAAGCAGAAGTTGATGCGGCTATGCGAGACCTTGATGAACGACAGTTTAGGCAAGAGTTTATGGCCACATTCGAAACCTATGCTGGCAGAATCTATTATGCTTTTGACCGCGTTGGCAACTGTTTTAATGACATACAGGATGTAGACACTGGATCAATCTATGTTGGAATGGACTTTAACATAGACCCAATGAGTGCCGTTGTGGCCATAAGAAGAGGAGATGATTTATATGTCATTGATGAACTCAGGATCTTTGGATCTAACACCCAAGAGATCTGCGACGAACTTAAAAGCCGTTACCCGCGTAGCAAGATCTGGGTGTATCCTGACCCAGCCGCCAGGCAAAGAAAGACTAGTGCAGGAGGAGCCACTGACCTTACCATCCTCGCGAACGCCGGCTTTGTTGTCAAGGCCCCCAATAGCCACACCCAAGTGAGAGACCGTATCAATGCTGTCAATGCAAGATTAGGCTCAAGTGACGGTAAAAGACACCTATATATTGCTAATCAATGTAAATACACTATTGAAGCATTAGAACGACACACTTATAAGGAAGGCACCGTTCAGCCTGACAAAGACAGTGGTTATGACCATATGAACGACGCATTAGGCTATCTTGTTGATTACTTGTTTCCTGTGCGTAGAGATTTAGACACAATGCCACATGTGCCGCAACGCTGGGGACACTCAGTAGCACACAAAGGCCATACAATTCAAGGAATGAGATAATATGTCAACCATACAAATAGTGGACGAACAACTGGGGCGTATTGCCTCTCCCAATAGATTCTACAATTACAACCGTGCCAACTGGCGTTTTCTCTTGGTAAGTTACATGGGTGGCGAAGATTACAAACGCTACCAATTGCTTACTCGTTATCAATTAGAAACAGATAGTGAATATGGGCAACGCCTAGACCAGACTCCTTTACACAACCATTGCAAAAGTGTAATCAATGTTTATAATAGCTTTTTATTCCAAGAAGCTCCAGAGCGTAACTTAGGCAATCTAGATGGCTTACCAGAAGTAGAAGACTTTCTTGATGATGCTGACCTAGATGGCCGCACCCTAGATCACTTTATGAAAGAAGTAAGCACATGGGCAAGTGTGTTTGGACATTGCTGGATCATGGTTGCCAAACCAGATGTTGGTGCTGTTACCAAAGCAGACGAAGAAGCGGTAGGTTTGCGTCCATATGTAAACATTCTATCACCATTAGTTGTGATTGATTGGCGTTGGGAGCGTGGAGCAAGTGGCCGTCACGAACTATGCTATGTGAAATATGTGGAAGAAATCAACGGTAGTGTACAAACTATTAAAGAATGGACTCCAGAGTTTATTACCACACACGAAGTCAATTATGACACACGCGAAGAACTTGCTCAAACACAAGAGCCAAATGGCCTTGGATTCATTCCCATGATATGTGTTTACAGTCAACGAAGCATTGTTCGTGGATTTGGTGTAAGCGATATTCAAGACATTGCCAAAACTCAACAATTCATCTATAACCAATTGAGTGAAGTGGAACAAGCCGTTAGACTTGACAACCATCCTAGCCTAGTTAAGACCAATGAAACACAAGCATCAAGTGGTGCTGGTAGTATTGTTGCTATGCCAGAGAACTTGGATCCTGGATTAAAGCCTTATTTGCTGGAAACCAATGGTGCTCAAATCTCCAGCATATACCAAGCCATTGACCATTCAGTTGCCGCAATTGACCTAATGGCCAATACTGGATCAGTTAGAGCCACAGCCGCCAAGTTGTTGAGTGGTGTTGCAATGCAAACTGAATTTCAATTGCTTAATGCCAAACTTGCAGAGAAGGCCAAGAACCTGGAACTGGCTGAAGAACAGTTATGGGAAATTTTTGCCAAGTACCAAGGCCTAGGCGAGTTTACCGGTGAAATCAAATATCAAGATGGTTATGGCATACAGGATAAACAAGCAGAGTATACCAAACTACAAGTGGCCAAGGCAAGTGCAACAAGTCCAGAAGTACTTGCTGTTGTTGACCGTAAACTGATGGAGTTGTTGTATGAAGACCTAGACATCAGTGAAGCTGGTCCAGATAGTGCTTATACACAACAAGAAAAGGATGTCATGTGGCCTCCACAACCATTAGTTGAACCCAGTGCCGCCGGTGCTGTAAAAGTTACACCTGATGGTACTACACAACCAATTAAACAGCCGGGAGCGAATCCGTCTACACCAGCGAACACATATATTCGCAAAACACTTAACATGAGACCTTTATAATGAAAATAGATCCTAAACAAGTACAACAAACTATTGATCTACTCTATACAGCTTTTGGTAATAACTTTACCTATTACCTAAAGACACACAATTTCCATTGGACTGTAATGGGAAAGGACTTTCCGCAATATCACAAGATGTTAGAGCACATATATGAAGATGCACAAGGTGCCATTGATGATTATGCGGAACAGCTACGCCGACTCGGAGTCTTCCCAAAAGGTGATTACCGAGATATAATGAATGGTACTCAGTTACAAGATCCTCCTGAGTCCAT